AACTATATTAACTGGATAGATCAAGCATTTGAATGGATGAGAGTTGTTCGTAAAGCATGGGAAGAAAAACAACTTCCGATGAAAAACTATAGAGCAAACTCAAAGATTTGCAAAAACTGCCCACTGAAATCAGACTGCGATAAAGCGGAAGCGGGAGTTATTAAGATTGCATCTCTGGAGGAATTGAGTGAAACGATGTGATAGGTTTCAATGTGAAAACCACTTCAAACCAAAAGTAAGTTATCAAATTTATTGTAGCGAAGAGTGCAGGGATCTTGCTACAAAAGATAAGATTGCCGAAAGATATCAAATAACTAAAAGACAAAAACGATTAGGCAAAATTAGAAAGTGTTTTGGTGGTTGTGGTGTTCAGCTGTCTATTTATAACGATTCAGGATTTTGCTCTAATTGCAATGTTAGCGAAAAGGAAGTTGCTAAAATGTTAAAAGAGGTAAAGGGGTTCTTTGACTATGAACAAGACTAGACCAGAAAGAATATGTGCTATTGATGCCAGCACAAACAGTCTTGCTTTTGCCATCTATATTTCTGGAAAATTAGATAGTGTTGGTAAGATCAACTTTGAGGGTAGAGATATCTATGAAAAGGTTGGTGATGCTGCTATTAAAACAAAAGCATTCTTTAATCATTTTATTAATGTTGATGCCATTGTTATTGAGCATACCGTTTTTATGAACAGCCCTAAAACTGCTGCAGATCTTGCTCTTGTTCAGGGAGCACTGCTTGGTGCTGCTGCAATGTGCGGTATTCGGACGGTAGGCAAGGTATCTCCAATAACATGGCAGAACTACCTTGGTAATAAAAGACTATCTAAAGAAGAACAACAGCAAGTAAGGGTTGCAAACCCTGGAAAGTCTTTATCTTGGTATAAAACATATGAGCGTGATTTTAGAAAGAAAAGAACAACTAAGTTATTAGACATTGTTTACGATAAAAAAATAGAAGATTATGATGTGGCAGATGCTGCTGGCATTGGGCATTGGGCTATTCATAACTGGGACAAGGCAATTGGAGTTGACAAATAATATCATGGCTGGTAAACTATATACATCGGAAGTCTATATGCGTAAACGTTATGTTATGGATAAAAAGACTCCAGAGGAGATTGCAAAGGAGTGTGGATGTACGGTGGAGACTGTTTATGTATACCTTGCAAAATTTGGATTAAGGAAGAGTAAGCGATGAGCGATAATTTAAACATAACCGTTGATCAGGTAAATCACCCTGCTCATTACACAACAGATCCTTCTGGCGTAGAGTGCTTGGAGATTACTCGTCATCGTAATTTTAATATAGGTAATGCTTTTAAATACTTGTGGCGAGCAGGACTAAAAGATGAAGCAAAAACAATTCAAGACTTAGAGAAAGCAATCTTTTATATTAAAGATGAAATAAACAGACTAGAAGGCAAATATGTCAACTGAAGTGGATTTAATTAATCATCTTGATGAAATGAATAGTGTTGTTACTGAGTACTTAAAAGGTAGTGATCCAACTAAAATTGCTAAAGACTTATCAATAGCAAGAGTAAGAGTTGTTGCACACCTTGATGAATGGAAAGAGTCTGCATCAAATAACTCAGCCATTCGTGCTCGTGCAAAGGATGCACTGGCTGGGGCAGATGCACACTATAGCAAATTGATCTCTAAGTCATATGAAGTTATTGATGAGGCATCTATGACTAACAATCTTAGTGCAAAGACTGCAGCGATTAAACTTGTAATGGATATTGAATCCAAGCGTATTGATATGCTACAAAAAGCAGGTCTGCTTGAAAATAAAGAGTTGGCTGAAGAAATTGTAGAAATAGAAAAGAGACAAGAGATACTTGTTGGAATCTTAAGAGACATCGCTTCATCACATCCAGAGGTTCGTGACCTAATCATGCAAAGGCTATCTACCCTTGCAAAAGAGGGAGAAGTGATTACAGTTGTCCACAATGTTCAATGATTTCCTAGAAGTACTTAAGGAAAACAACTTTGACGAAATACCTGTAGATGCAAAAACATTTGTTGAGTCTACAGACTTTCTTGGTCAACCACCATTATCTGTAATTCAATATGACATTGTTGAAGCAATGAGCCAGATATATAAAAAAGAAGATTTGCAAGACCTATTAGGAGATGTAGAGGGGGCAAAATATTATGAGAAATACACTAAAAACGAAATCATCTTACAGTTGGGTAAAGGTAGCGGTAAAGATTTTGTTTCCACTGTTGCTTGTGCTTATGTTGTTTATAAGTTACTTTGCCTTAAAGACCCTGCCAGATATTTTGGAAAGCCAAGCGGAGACGCTATAGATATTATTAACGTTGCAGTAAATGCTCAACAGGCAAAAAATGTTTTCTTTAAAGGTTTTAAATCAAAGATTGAAAGATCGCCTTGGTTTGCTGGAAAATATAATCCAAAAGCAGACTCTGTTGAGTTTGATAAGGCAATTACTGTTTACTCTGGTCACTCAGAGCGTGAATCACATGAGGGTTTAAACTTGTTAATGGCAGTTCTTGATGAGATTTCTGGATTTGCTTCTGAAGTAGGAACAGGAAATGATCAAGGCAAGACTGCTGAGAATATATACAAAGCATTTAGCGGTACAGTAGATTCTCGTTTTCCAGACCTTGGCAAGGTTGTATTGCTTTCTTTTCCAAGATATCAAGGTGACTTTATTTCAAAGCGGTATGATGATGTAATTATGGACAAAGAAGTAATAGAACGTAGACATACCTATGTCATTAATCCTGATTTGCCACATGATAATACAGATAATCAACTTGAAATTGTATGGGAAGAAGACCATATTGTTTCATATAAAATACCAAAGGTCTATGCTCTTAAAAGACCTACCTGGGAAGTAAATCCTACTAGAAGTATTGAAGATTTTAAGATGTCTTTCTTTAAGGATATGGGGGATGCAATGATGCGTTTCTTGTGTACCCCGACATATTCATCTGATGCATTCTTTAAACAAAAAGACAAGCTAGAAAGATGCATGACCTTAAGAAACCCTGTAGATAGTCATAGAAGATTTGATCCTGGATTTAAGCCAGACCCTGATAAGGTTTATTATGTTCATGCTGACCTTGCACAAAAGCACGATAAGTGTGCCGTTGCAATTGCCCATGTTGATAAGTGGGTAAGTATTCAAGTCATTAAGGATTATGAGCAAGTCGCACCAATCGTCATAGTAGATGCTGTTGCTTGGTGGGAGCCAAAAGTAGAAGGACCTGTTAACTTATCTGAGGTCAAACTATGGATACAAAACCTTCGTAGAGAAGGATTTAATATTGGAATGGTATCGTTTGATAGGTGGCAGTCTTTTGATATTCAAAATGAATTAAAGGCTGTCGGTATAAGAACTGATACTGTTTCTGTTGCTAAAAAACATTATGAAGATTTAGCAATGATGATATATGAAGAAAGAGTTGCTATGCCAATGATTCCTTTATTGCTTGATGAGATGAGTGAACTTAAAATTATGAGAAATAACAGAGTTGATCATCCACGCAAGAAATCTAAGGACTTGGCAGATGCCGTTTGTGGGGCGGTATTTGGGGCAATATCTCATACCAGCAAGGACTCTAACCTAGAAATTGAGATCCATACCTGGTCTAGCGCATCCCGACTTGCACAAAAGCAAAGGGATATGATAGAATTAGAATCTAAGGAAATGCCTGAAGATATCAGAGATTTTCTAGACGACTATAAATTAATTTAATTAAACGAGGAGAAAAATGAATTCATTCAAAAAGATTGCCCTAGGCCTTGCTGCAGCAATGTCCTTTGGCGTTATGTCAGCACTTCCGACAAGTGCTGCTGTAAATGCACCAACTCTAACAATTGACTCAGCCACAGATGCTGTTGTCTCTGGAGAGTCTGCAACAGCAGTAGTAACACTGTCGTTTATTTCAGAAACATCAGCAGATACGGCAACAATTATCTCTGCTATGTTTTCTCAACCAGCAGGATCAGCAAAGTCTGCTACCCTATCGCTTATAGAGACATCAACATCTTCTGTAGTAATTGCAGAAAATAATGTTTCAGCAAATGTTAACTCAACAGCTAACACTCCAACATATGTAACCGCAAAGTTTTTGGTAACTTTGAATGCACCAACAGTTGCAGGTACATATGATGCAAGAATTTTGACAACAAGCCCAGTCAATGGGCCATCAGTTGCATGGACAGTAACAGTTAAGGCAGCGGACCTAACTCCATCTGCTTCAACTACTACATCTATTCTTAATGCTGGTGAACTAACAACTGCAACAGCAGATGCTACAGTTTATGCTCCAAAGTCTACTTCTACAGATGCAGCAGCGGTAATCGTTGTTACACCTAAGAATGCAGCAGGCGGATCAGCAACAGAGTCGATTCTTGCAACCGTTTCAGGTT